CAAATCTATAAATCCACGGATGATGGTGTGACATGGACGTTGGTCTCACGTCGTGCACTTCCGGAGGATGTGGATGTGAGTGGAGTATTTGGAGCCGGCGCGGCTGGTTTTGAACTTCAACCGCTCACGATGGCGGCCACGGCCAATCAAGTCCTCCTATTTGCGGCTTTAAATGTTCACAACACATCATTGACCTTTTGTTCACGTGTGAGACAATATGGATCCACCAATGGTGGTCTCAAGTTTCAATTTGTGGATGAGAGTGAGAGTGGAGATGGCTCCCACTTCTATCTCCCACAAATCGTGGAGTTTAATGGAGTTTTGATCATTGGGTATATATCGAGCGCGGACAGTATCAAATTCACACGAGTGACCAACGCTTTTGACAGTGTATTTGATCAACTCGGACTCATCCCAGCGGACTCAATATCCGGATCATTTGCCACGGGTACATCCAACCGGTTGACGGGTGGTGATTGGACATTGGTGTTGGATACCGATGGACGTTTATATATTTACATGACCAAAATCGACAAAACTCACATATATGGTGGATACTCGGATTTGGCTGGTGTCAGTGTGGAGGAATACGCCAAAAAATGGTATCAATATGGCGATAATACTGGGACCTTTGCCAATAGTCGGGTGATTGAGTTTGAGACACCAACCCACTCCGGTGGAGGATGTGAAAACATCAAAGCCGTGGCCGGTCAAGGTGAGATTATGATGTTTTGTAATTGGACCAACACGGGGACCAATAGTTTTGCCGATGGTCTCCACATCATCACATTGGGTGGATGGAGCTCTCAACAGTATGGACGCCTCCAACCATATCCCATTGATAGTCAATGGGGATATGATCTCAATACGTGGGCACCATTTGACGAGCCTCAACAAGATAGTCTATGGACACAAAATGTGACCGGTGGAGCCACGGATGTATTGGGTGGAGATCACATCACACTCAACGCCGCTGGGAGTGATGTTATTTACTACTCCCAAGGGGTATCGGACAAAACCAATGGAGTGACTCTCCACACCAAAATCACCAATGTCACCGGTGGAACCGTGACACGTGGGACGGCTATTGGAGTCCAAATCCAAACCCAATCCACAACCAACACATATCATTTGGAGATTGTGGTTGGAGTCGATCGTATCCATGTCTATGATGTACACGCCGGATATGGATCAGCGGTTGGAAGTGCTACCGGTTTGACGTTAACCAATGGGATCCAAATCCTTTGTCACCTTGACAACTCCAATGGTGAGGTCCATGTCTATTTTGGAGACGCCTTCTCACCACGACAATATCAAAGAATCACGGGGACATTGACCACGGACACCAACACAACTCAACAAATATATTGGGGATGTCCCACAGCTGGTGGAGCGGATAGAACCGCGGATTATCATTTTTTCTCATATGGATTGGGAGCGACTGTTGGAGATGGGTGGATTGATGGTGATCTCAACGCCAAAAAATACTCACCTCGTGGATTTGACACCCAAATCCGTGATGGGTTGACCATCTCCACATTGGATGGACCGGCTCGAGAGGGAGACGAGTACACATTGACTCCACAGTTTGGATCACCGGTCCAACGTACTCTCCACACCGTCTCACCATCTCCACACGTTGGATGGAGATCGGACGCGGTGGCCAATGCGGACACAACAGCCGTCTCCACCTCATCAATCGCGTGGTATTTGGACACAACTCTCAAAGGGACCGCGGTCACCCATACGGAGTCTCAAGCGATTGGAGTACACTTGACGGGTGTCAACTTCAAACAATTCTTGATTGAGACTCACAATGGGACATCATGGTCAACAGCGGCCACGGTGGACAACAGTGTTGGAGGCGCTATAGCCTTTACACGAGTGGGAGCCGCCATCCACTCGACTCAAGCCAATGGACCATATCTCCACCTCAATGAGTGTGATGGGTGGTCCGTTTTGTTGGATGATGGAGCCGGTAACGTGGTTCAACGTCGAGTCCAATCCAATGGTGATGGAGTGTTGGCCAATACCTCATCCAAAAAGTCATATTTGACACTGATCGGGATCAAAACGACCGATCCCGCGAGTGGGACAATGACTTTGATCCCGTCCAGTATCACGGTATTAATCAACAAAGATGAGTTGAGTGGGTTTAGACTCAATATCACGAGTCAAAAAACCGCGGAGGGATATTTTGAGATTGGAACCATGGTGGCCGGTCCTTTGGTCATAGCCGGTCCACAATATGGACGTGGACGGACCATCCAGATTGAGTCCAATGTCATTGAGAACACCGCGCCAAATGGAACAATTTACACCTCCAGCCGTGGAAGTGATGGACGTGTGGTGAGAATAGCGTGGACGGATGGTGTGGACACATCATCACTCAACGCCGCTCAAGCCGCTCCGGATCATTACAATCTATACACAAGTCAACCAATCGCGGTCAATGGTAGCGCTCCCACGGCCATGATGGGACTCATCCAATATCTCAAGTCGTCTCAAAATGCTATTGTATACCTTCCAAACATCGCCACCGGTCCATCATCGGAGGTGGTGTTGAATAGATACCACAATCAAATCCTCACCACCATTGGGACGGAGATCCAGATTGACCACGTGATTGGTGATGAGCTACTCCCAAACAATATGGGTGAGGTGTTCCGAGTCTCCACGGTTTTGTTGAGAGAGGTGAGATAAATGTTGGGTTTTACTTCCAAAGAGTTGATGGGATCCACACCGGTGTTTTGTGTGGAGTTTGAGTGGGGTGGACGTGTTCACCGATACGCCACCCACAACATCACACTCCAATCCAACGGCGGTCCACTCCATTATCTCCCATCCATCATGGAGTTTGATTTTGTGGAGAGCGCGGATTTGACGTCCATCAATGTGGAGGCGAATATTGTGTCCATGGGACTCATCATGGACGATGTGGATTTATTGGAGAGATGGAGTCAAGGTGACACCATCGAAGGATTGGACGCGGAGTTTTTCTATGTCCTCATGAGATACGATGTGGCTCAACAAGATTTTGAGGATCGTGTGGTTTTGTACCGTGGTCAAATCCAAGAGCCACAATTTGGAGATCCCAACCAATTCCACCAACTCGTCTCCATATCCATTGAGGCTCAACCATATGACTCCAATCGGCTGTTGATGGACTCCAACAAATACATTGATACACGATTCCCAGACCGCCACATTGACACCTCAGATGGTAAACCATACCCAATCATTTTGGGATCGGCTGGTGGATTGATACGGACCACAGCTGGGACAACCAAAAATATCCACGCTCTCCCGTCCTATTGTGTCCACACTCATGACGCCTCCAATGACGCTCGGTTTATGGTGGCCGGTCATCCCATCACCGCCACCAGTGCAGTGATCCAAGATGACAAATATGACACCGACACAAAAACCATCCAATTTGATGACGATGGACGTGGGAATATCTACGCGTATATCGAACTAGACACGAGTGATGACGTGGCCATCCCCAACTCCACAGTCAATGGTGAGTCACGTGAGTGGTGGGTATACGTGACCGGCGGTGGTGGATTGGTCAATCCATTTGGAGAGGGTGATCTCCAAGGCGCTGGAGATATTTGTCGTTGGGCGCTCCAAAGGAGTGGACAAATCATTGATGATGGAGCGTGGGCCAATCTCGCTCCAATACTCAACCAATACAATTTTGAGGGATACATCAACGATCCAAAGATCACCGCGTGGAGTTGGCTCAACGGTAACATTTTACCATTTTTGCCAATCACGGTCCGTATGGGTCCAAAGGGATTGAGACCGGTGTTGATACAAATGTGGGCACTCACTCACGTGACATCCATGGCGTCCATCACGGTTGACGATGACTCCAACGTGACTCAAGTCTCACCCATCAACACCATCCGATCCACATCCCAGCTCATGAACCAATTTACACTCCGTTGGGGTAAACGTGGATTTGATCAGGAATATACATCCATGGTGAGAGTCACCAACATCAAATCAGAGGATTATGATGTGGTCAGTGATTACTCGATTTTATCCGTCAACCGGTATGGAGTCAAACCCATGGCCATGGATAGTGATTACATTTATGACCGTGACACGGCCATCAAAGTCTCAATGGACATGGTGAGATCAAGGTGTCTCCCAATCAACACCATTGAGGTGGATGTGGATATGGAGTTGGGATGGTTACAGGTTGGAGACGTGTTGGATGTCACAGCTCCCAAAATATATCTCACCAATCATAAAATGATCATTATCTCCAAACGGTGGAGAGGGACCCATTGGAGATGGGAGTTGGCTTTTGAGATGAACCCACGCCAATGACACCCAATGTCATCGTGGATGACCATTGACATAAAATGGAGTATATTGACACCATGATCGTATTTTTGGACCGTCAACACTTAGGAACACCATTAGGATGGAATCGCGTTGGAGCTTCCAATGATGGTGTCCATGAGGCTTTTTTGACGTCTCAATACATCCATCATTGTGAGTGGAAGTTGAGAGACCATGGGATTGACGTTGTGGTTTTGAGTGATGGTTGGTATAGTGAACGACACAAAAGGGTCAACGAATACGCCAAAGGACATGATCGAGCGGTTTACGTCTCATGCCATGTCAATGCCGGCGGTGGAGACTATGGATTGACCTTGTATGATCATAGATCCACGAGTGGAGAGGTATTGGCCAATTGTATCAATCAACGTCTCCATGAGTGGTGTGGACCTCTCCACAACAAAACCAAAACAAGAGCCGCCAATCCAAATGATTGGACATCCAACGCATACAACACCATCAAAGGAGTTGGAGCGCCCGTGGCGGTATGTTTTGAGCCGTTTTTCATTGACTGCGAATCTCACAAAGAGCTCATGACCCATCATGGATGTGAGTTGGTTGGAGTCGCTTTGGCTGTTGGAATCAAATCTTTTTTACTGGAGTAAATTATGGACTGGAACAAAATCAAAATGGTCGCCGCTATCCTCAAAGCCATCCAACCCATCATTTGGGCATTGGTGGACGACATCATTGAGGCCAAAGACAAAGAGAGTGATGGTGGTGAGAAGATCACCAAAGAAGAGCGCCAACAAATCATCATTGACAACCTATTGGACATCCCGGCCAAAATCGAACCATTGATCAAAGGTTTGTAATGGGACACGAACAGCTCATAACTCTCCTCATGCAAGGTGGGCCCAATGTGGCTTTCGCCGTGTTTTTGTTGTGGCAATACAAAGAGCAACAAAAGCGAGCGGATGACCGTGAGGCCAAAAATGAGCAACGTGAGAAGGATCTCCGCGAGCGATATGACAAGATCATTGGGGATCTCTACGCTCGTGAGGACGCCATGAGGAATGATATCGTCAAAGAGATATCGGACTTGGACAAACGGATGAGTCTATTGGAACAAAAATTAGACATCATCTCCAAAGTGGTTGAGGAGATCAAAGCCAAATTCCAAAGGGTGATGTAATGCCAATAGAGAGAGTAAGTGGTGGATATCGTGTCAAAAACACGACAAAAGTCCATCGAACCAAACGAGCGGCCATGAGACAAATGATGGCCATCAAAGCAAGTCAAGCCGCCAAAAAGAAAAAGCCAAAACGGACATATTGACCATAATTATGATCAAAATCACCGATTTTGTGTGGATAAACGTACCATTTTGATCATCGCGTCCACATCCATGATGGTGAGATAAACGTGATCATCACCACGAGCTCTCACAACTTCCACATGTTTTTTGATGGACTCCAGCTGTGGAGTGTGGCCAATGGTGGGAATGATACATAATTTGTACAACCTCACCAGATCCTCAACGTCCTTTTGAGCGGTGTGGGCGTTATAGTGAGACCATCCAAGTAGAGTCCGGAGTTTGGACATGGACGCGCTCGGAGTTGGGATGTGTTCCCAGACTAGTGATTGGGTGTCCAACTTCCTCCAAGTGATCTTTTGACCGCTGGTGGATTTGATATGGTGATCGAGCCAATACCAATCGAATGACACATTGTGAGCACAAAAGATCCCATATTCCAGAATACGGAATATCTCACCACAAACATCCTCCCACAGTGGAGCCATGGCCCATCTCTCATCCGTATATCCATTGACCTCAAGAGCTCGTGGATTGGCGCGGTCGAGATGTTGTGGTTTGATGTACGTATGATAGCGGTCCGAGATGGTATGGCCGCCATCTCTCGAAGTCCAAATACAAACCTCAATGATCTCACCAACTCTCCAATCAAAATGGGTGGTCTCAATGTCCACAAAGTGGATGGGATAGTTGGAGTTTTTCATAATGCACCACGTCAAAAGATTACATATTGATTTTATCATGTTTTTTGTTGTGTCGGTATTATGGGACCTATTTTGGTATCAATCAAATAAAATGTAAATAATACTAGACAACATTGTAAGTAATACATTACACTATGAGAGAACAAACAAACCAATCAACTCGGAGTCACAAATGTTTTACAACAACTACACACAAATCGAACTTAATAAAGAAGTTACAAGAATTATCAACGTATTTCAAGAAGATCAAAACAGTGGCTATACACTTTTGACAGTGAAAGAAGAAAAGACATTGATCATTAGAGTACAAGAGCTTGAACGAAAACTCAAAACCACAATCGTAATCCCAAACATCTATAACGATACATTGGGTGAATAATCAATCAACAAACCGGAGAGGCCAGCTGGTCTCTCCACAATCAATCGGAGCCTATCATGGTACAAATTACCAAAGCACAACTCGAACAAGCGACCAAAATCATCGTGGTCACTTATCACAGCGGACTCACAAAATGGTATCCCTTTTCACTTGAAAACATGGAGTCAATCATTTGGGACTTTGAGAACATCCACGACATCCAAATCATTGAGAAGGGAGAGTAACATGAGACAACGTATCAAAGACACAATCATTGGGACCGCTTTTGTGGTCGTAGTCTTTTCAACTGTTCCATTCACATTCGCGCTGTTGGTGTGGATGTTGGGTGTTTAAAATGACCACGGGACAAACTATCAAAAAGTATATGGACGAGATCGGTTGGAGTGTCATTGACCTCCACCGGTTGACTCTGATATCCATCTCCGATTTGGAGGCCGCCATCAAAGGTGACTATCAACTCACACTCAATCAACTCATGATCATCGTCAACAAAATCAACCTCAAACAACCACAATCAAACCATTGGACCACCTATCATGAGATCGTCGTGGCTCCAATCATGGAAGGAGTAAACCATGACAACAAGTAAACAATCATTATTTGACTATCGACTTCAAAAGATCCGTGATCGCCGGAGTCAAATCCTAGACACCATCCACAATCTCAAACGAGACACCAGCCGATCACCATACAACATCGTCATTGATGAAGTTGTCAAAGGTTTATATGAGGACGCCGATCGACTGATGACAATCATTGATCACATGAGACAAAACCAAAGCACCATTGAAACTCTCAATATTAAAATGATCGAAGTGATCAAGTATCTCTATGATCAAAAGAATGAGGTGGCATGGATTGAGGTGGCTCGAATCAATGATGATGGGGTTGAGGATCGTCAGTATCGTGAGTTGTACAATCCTCTCCAAATGAATATCGCCGTTGGTATTTGGGAGACGTACACCAAAACACATCCCAAAAGCGAGATCAAATTCCACATTGACCTTGACTCCACCGATCCATTTGAGTTTGATGATTTCAGTTATTACACGGACATCATTGACATTGGGTCAACCATTTTGACCATCGCTGAGATGATTGAAGTTTACGGAGGTGTACAATGACAATCAACAAAAATGAGAGATCATACATCAAACAATTTGGACGTGTAGCCAACAGCTCACATAAACCACAGCTCGACCAAATCCAACATGAGGATGAGGTGATTGGCCAAATCGAGACTCAATGGAATAAGTTGGGATCGTGTTGGATTTTCACTGGTGTAGTGTTCCATGATGATACGGCCTCGAGATTGGATCATGAGACGTGGATGGACGCTCACAAATGGATTGAGTTTAAGCGATTGGAGTTTAACCGTCACGAGTCGTTTGGAGCCTATGTGGTGTATATGTTGAGTGATATGTCAATGTCCAAAACCCAACTCGGTCATCACATCAAAGTCTCACGTCAATCAATATACGAGTGGATCAACAATAAATCACTCCCAGACGTCCCAAATTATCTCGCGCTAGCTCGGTTATATGCCAAATGGATGTCCCAAGATATCAACACCACATTGGTGGACATGAGCGAGTCAATCCAATAATTGAAAAAGTGTGGAGGACGCCGGCCAGCTTCCTCCACACTTCAAACAACAAATCAATCAAAAGACACTGGAGAATCAATCACAATGTCCAAAATCAACATAACACTATTCGACACGATCCACCAACGGAGTGGACAAAATATCACCATGGATGTGGAGAGTATTTGTCGAGGTCTCTCAACACCAATCCACACGTCCATTGGAGACAAAGCACAGCTCCCACTTTGGAGTCCCACCACCTTTGACGGTACTCGCTCAACTTCCAACGCTCAATCCATCTCAATGTTGGTGTATGACATGGATGATGGAGACTCATCGTTTGACAGCTGGTGTCTGTTTGCTCAACGTGGATGGACCACCATAGCTCACACCAGCGCCTCCCACTCACCACGGCATCACAAATATCGCGTGATCATTCCATTGGCGGTCCCACTTCCAAAATCCGATTGGGAGAGAGTGTGGCGCGCCTCCTTTGAGTTGTGGATGGATGTGGTTGGGATTGGTATTCCGGACACCAAAGCCATCAAAGACATGGCGCGTATTTACTTCCGTTATGGATGGCCACGAGACTCCAAAATGGAGACCGTCGACGGGTCAAAGATATGGCCAAAATCCCATCCATGTCACCCATCCCAGTATCACCGGAGTGGATATTGGATTGGACGTCCATTAGAGTTGAAGTATGACCACATCAAACTCCCAAAGCCAAAACCGAGACCATCATTTGACCGGAACAAACCACAATCGTTGGACAGTGCTATGATGGACCCACAGTTGAGACAATCGGTTGGACTCAACGCCGGTGGATCTCTCGTGGGTCAATACATCAAACACATCCCATGTCCATCGTGTGGCCGGCGGTCGGTGTTCTACTCCGTGGACCCATCAACAGCCAACTCCACAAAATGGCCATCATGCAACCACGCCAACTCATGTGGATGGTGGGGTAAACTGGAGACATTATCATGAGCACATATAAAATGGATGACATCACACTCCACCACCGTGATTGTTTGGAGGCCATGAGAGAGATGGAGGACAACACTTTTGATTTGGCCATCGTAGATCCACCATATGAGATCAAAACCGCCAATCCTTTTCGAGGCGGTGGATTTATGGCCAAAAGAGTTTTGGCAAGTGACACCAAAATTCAACAGTGGGACAAAGCGCCTCCACCGGAGTATTTTGAGGAGCTCATGAGAGTCTCCAAAAATCAAATCATATGGGGTGGTAATTACTTTGATCTTCCTCCCACACGTTGTGTCATTGCATGGGATAAATGTCAACCGTGGGATAATTTCAGTCAATGGGAGATGGCGTGGACATCCTTTTCAAAGCCGGCCGCGCTATTCAAAAAGGACAATCGGACCGGTGGAAAGATCCACCCAACACAAAAGCCGGTTGAGCTCTATGAGTGGATTTTACATAAATATGCCAATGATGGTGACACCATTTTGGACACCCATTTTGGAAGTGGTTCCAATGGGATAGCCTGTCATAATATGGGATACTCTTTGACCGCTTTTGAGTTGGATGGTGATTATGTCTCAAGAGCTGTGGATCGAATTAAAAAACATCAAATCCAACTCCAATTTCCATGGTGATCAAATGATATATGACATCAAAATCCCAGCCGGATCCACACCATTTGGAGTGTGGTTGGTTACAACATTGGGAAAACAAAACAAGACAATCTTTGATTTGGCGATGGCCATGGAAGTCAAGCCGGCCACCGTCCGTCAATGGTGTAGATACTCGGAGCGGCTATCCATGCAACGTATCATTGACATTGTCAATCAATTGGTGAGTGATCCAACATTGTGGAGACCATATATGGACCACGTCACGAGACTCATCACCCAATCACACGATCCAAACAACAAACAAATCAATCAATACAAAAATCGGAGACTACCAAAATGACAACTGACAAACAAAAGGAAGCACGAGAGCGACTTTTGGCGATGGCCAAAGAACTCGGGATCCGTATGGTGGATGATGTGGAGTCCACAGTGGATCCCACCATCCCATTGGGCGCGGACCCATCCACGTGGGACAAACTACAAAAGCCGGCTCCACAATATGACGACCATGGCAACCTAAAAAAACCGGTTAGACCTCGGACAAATCGAATCAACACCAATCTCATTTTGGAGCACGATCCACAATACAAGTCCCTTTGTTTTTGGGAACATGCCAACCAAATATTGTGGAGATCACAGTTGGTGAGTGATGACGTGATTGAGGAGATGGCTTTGGACATGGAGGTTAGATATCGTTACACGGTCTCCAATAAGGCCCTCGAGGGAGCCGTTTTGAGAGTATCCCACATGAGAATCCATACACCAATCAAAGATTGGTTGGAAGCGCTCCCAGCGTGGGACGGGACCAAACGGATTGAGAATCTCGCGGAGGATGTGTTGATGTGCGAGACGGCCAAAGAGTATCGCCCACTCATCCAAAGGATGTCAGCTCTCATGTGGATCTCGTTTGTGGCTCGAATCTATGAGCCCGGGTGTCATGTTCACACTCTTCCAATATTTGTGGGTCCCAAAGGTGTTGGGAAGTCGATGTGTATGGAGATCATGGCTGGTCAATACTTCAACCGCTCGGACATCCCTATTGGAACCAAAGACGCTTTGGAGAAAATCCACCAAAGTGGGACATGGATTTGGGAGATTGCGGAGCTCAAAGACCTCCAAGGTAAGTCCGCAGACCTAGCCAAACAATTTTTCTCCACGAGTGAGGATTTGTATCGTCCCAGCTATGGCCGTCTCCCAGTCAAAAGGAAGCGCCGGACGTGTTTTGTGGGTACAACCAACAATTATCAATTCATGGATGACGGTCCCGAGAGACGTTTTTGGGTGTTCAAAATCCTCTCCAAAATCAACATCCAATATCTCCAAACCCACAAAGAACAAATATGGGCCGAGGCGGTCCACTTCTACAAAACCGGAGTCAAATGGTGGTTGGATCCGGAGTTTGAGGAGATGTTGAAGGATTACCAAACCGCGTTTTTGGTGGATGATCCATGGGCCTATAAGGTACACAAAATCATGAGTGATCGTGGAGAGGGAGCACAAGACACCACCACCAATGACATCGTGGAGGCGCTCGATCTTCCAATGCACATCTCCCACACCGGTAACGCCAAAAGGATCGCTCAAATCATGACACTGTTGGGATACGAGTCCAAAAGACGTGGTAAAAATCGAGTGTGGAAGTTGGTCAAATAGTTATCCACAGGT